ACATTGTAACTAGTAGCGTAAACACGGACTTTAGCAGTAGCAGTTCCACCAACAGTTGCTGATGAAAGAACTAATTGAAGAGTAGCGTTATCAATACGGGAGAAATTGCATGAACCAGATGGTTGATGTTCTTCAGGGCGAAGAGCAAATGAGTAGCAATTAATACCAGTATCTGGACTACGAGTGTGGTGTTGGAATGGTTGGACAACATCGAAGTAGTTACCTTCACGTTCAGAGAAACGATCTTGGCCGTTAAGTTGTAATTTAGCAGTTACAACTGGATTTTCACCCCAACAATGCATATCAAGAGCAGATTCAGCTAATACGAATGTACCAGCATCTGAAACGTATGAACCATCAGCTTCAGCATCCATCCAAGCATTTGGATTATTAACAGCAGCACCTGAGGTTCCTGTAGCGAAACCTTGGTCAAATAATCCACCAGATGTGATGAAAGCACCTGAACCAGATGTTTCAGTTGGACCACCATAAGCGTGAACTGCGTTTGGTAGAGCATCAATAGCATCAGTATAATTGAATGGTTGAGCACCTAAGGTTTTGTATAGGGTTTGACCACCTTCTAAGGATGAGCAATAATCAACGTTAGCGTCAGGTTGGACAACCCATACTAATTCTTTACATGGATGATTGAAATTTAACTTAATTTTATTGGATGAAGAACCAACAGATTCATCACCAGTAAATTGAAGTTGTTCAATTAAATATTCATGAGGGTTTTGAGCCATCTTTCTACGTTCATCAGTATCTAAGAAGATATAATCAATGTAGATTGAAGCAGCAACTAAGGATTGTTGGTAAGCAGCGGATACTGAAGCAGTTGAAGATTCAGATAAACTTTTAACAGCCCATAAGCATTCACCAATAGGACGGAAATCAATGTTGATTTTGACTTCGTGGTATTGAAGAGCGATTAAAGGAAGAGCAAGTCCTGGGTTTCTGCAAAACCAGAAAAGTAATGGAATGTAAAGAGTAGTTTCAGGAAGAGCATTTCTTGGTGCGCAAACTTGGGATGGACCTCCGGAGGAAGCACATGGACCAGAGATAGCAGCGAAAGATGGATCAGTGATGTAAGTAAGTTGAGTGGTGTTACCAATCATTTTTTGGTAACCACGTTGTTGTTCACCAGTCATGGTTAATTGATTCCAGATGTGCATCCAATCACCATATTGACGGTCAATTCTTTGACCACCAATTTCAACTTCAACTTGAGCGATAAGTTGCTCACCAATAAAATCTAACCAACGAGCATAAACAGCTCCACTATTAGTATTTTTCAATTCTTGGTTGATTTCAGGAAGAGTGACTTGTAAGTAAGTACGGTAACATAAATCACCATTTCTTGAGATGGTGCAGGTTACACGACGACCGAAATCAGCTTGACCTGAAAAGGTTTGTTCGATTGACTCCATTGCGAAGTTTGTGTGACGTCTGTAGGAAACTTTCCAGAAAGTAATCTCAGGGGTACCAGTTAAAAAAACATCTTGGGCGCCATAGGCGACGAGTTGCATTAGTGCTCCAGCCATTTTATCTATATCCTTAATATAGAAAATAATTTCGGGAAATTCGAATTAATTCGGTATTATTACGTTATACCGTTTTTTACAAAAATTATATACATTTGTTCGTAAATATATCAATATTGCTGTTAATTAAATACTATTTTATGATTTTTTACATATTATAGGTTTCGCTCATTTATGGTATAAAATGCCTAAATACTTATTCCTCTAAATCTTTTTATTCAGAATCCTTTTATTGATTAAACTTTTGTATTTTTATAAAACTTTTCATTTTTATCAATCGACGCCTTTTTTAACACATATTTCAAAAAATGTACGAAAAATGTGTTACGGTAAATGAGTGGTAAATGAATCATATTGTTTGTAGGATATCCATATCGAAATTGGTTTGAATGAAAGTTTCTAGATAATTTTCTCTAAAGATTTCGCGTTTTCCTTCATGTTTTTTGGTGAAAATATATTCGTCTTTATATTTTTTAACCGTCCATCCTTTTTCTAGAGCGTTCATTACGAAAACCATACGTTTCAAGTGTTTTTTCTTTACGTCTATGGATTCTGGTATTTCTATATGGATATTAGACATTGTATATATGGGAAGAGATACTTAATAATGCTGTTTTCTGCGCGTCTTGTTCTTCTTGGAACGGTTTATGTTTTTGGTTTTCTTTTTACCCTTTGTTTCGCGTGACGTGGATGAAGTCATAATATGTTGTCGACGGAATTTACGACGAGTTTTGTTATCTGGCTGTGCGTTACGTCTTCTTACACTAGAAATTCCTCCTTTAATTCTGTTATAATCGCCTATTATTGAACTCACGATCTCATATAGAGTAGTATTATTATTCTTAAATTCGGTATTTTTTATATAATTTAGAAATCGTATCCAACGCGTTGCTCGCGTATTATACGACAATTCTAGCGGAGCCATTTGTGGTCCTAATGTTGAAATCAATTTAGCAACATCTTTTCTGTTATTAAGAATATCTAGTATATCCTGTAGGTTTTCGGTTTTTTCTTTCAGCGTAAATCCACCTGTTTCTATCGATAGTTGTTCAAGTGTGTATAAAACAAAATATATATTATTATATAATTGTAAATTTGGAAAAAATAAATTCATAGCTCTTAAAATTTTTGCACGAATTCTCTTATTATGTTTTAACATCCTATCATTATTTAACAATACACCACTTGTATTTGTGCCGATATTGTTAAAATATAATGATAAACTAATATCATTATTTTGACTATCCTTATATGTATTTTTGTATGTAATCCCACTTTCTTTTCTCATATCTAATAATGACCTGAGATATTTACCAACATTATCAATATTAAATGACCCCATATATTGACCAGTAGTATTAATATTCTCAAATATTTCTTTCGTAAATACCATATTTTTATACTGGTCTACATTATTAGTAGGTGTTTTTATTCTAAGATATATAAAATTAATTGCCGTTAATAAATGACGTTTTTCATTTTCGAATAAGGTCGTAAATTCGTTAACGTCTACATTAGTTATATCCAAATTTTTTAATCTATTAGCAAATATTTGATCCACGCCGAAATTACTCTTGCGTGTTTTATCACTATTATATGAATCTTGTAAATAGTTACCATTTTCTATAAAAGGCAATAATGAGTTATTTAATCGTTCGTATTCATTTTTTAAAATTTCTATTTTTTGCTCAAGATTAAAATTGGACGGATAGTAAGTTAATACGTTCGAATAGTTTACTTCGGATGATTGTGGTGTACCATTAACATCCACCGTGAATTCAAAGTAAAACTGTCCATTTGTTAGTGTGTCTATTAAGTATTCTTTGGTTGAGATTATTTCTTCGCGCAAAATACCACCAATTTGTTTACTCAATTTCGTTCGATTATCATTTTTACCACCTCGCAACATACCAACAACACTATTATTACCATAATTGTAAAGTTTGAAACAGTTTATTAATAATGTTTCCATTCGTCCAATAATAGAGTCCACTTTTCCAGGTATGCTATAACCATTTCCTTTTGATTCGCCTCTCCATTCTTCTTCTCGAGTTTGTCTGAACAAACTTATTTTTTCACTATTTACACCGGATGAAATTTTGTTTGTGTGTGCATTTATAATTTTTTTGAATATTTTTTGAAATGTATCATCCAAAAATATATTACTAATAAATTGAGGTTCCAATCCATTAATTTCTATGTAGTATTCAACGAGTAAATTTACGATTTCATACATTGAATCAAATTCGTTTTGAATCGAAATTGCGTTATTAATTTGTGAGCCCATACTACTAAACGCCTTCATCACCATTAACCAATTTGTATGTCCCGCACCACGATTTCCTCCTCCCAAATATATAACTAAGTTCGAAAATTGTTGAGGAACATTTGTGATTTTTCCAGTTAATTTTGATTCTAATTTAATTTTGTTATATGTAGTTAAGAAAGTGTCTACTGTTGGTGTTTTAACGAGATAATTAAAATATTGGATAAAAATGGTTGGGTTAAGTGGTTGTTGTTGTTGTTGTAGTTGTAGTAGTTGTTGTTGTTGTTGTAGTTGTAACAATCCTGGGTTCTGGCTCCGGTTAAGTTGTTAGAAAGTATTGATATAAATTTATCATATAAATCTATTAATTGTTGTATTTCTGTATTATTAATATTAATCTTATTACTAGTATAGATTTCGTTAAATTTCGAAACTAACCCTTGGACGATATTAACAAATTGCTTGGTTTTATCCCATTGTATATACAATGCTGCATGTCTAAGGCCTTTATTCTCAGACCCGGTCCCTTTAAAATTTGTAGAAAATACACTATTAAATGCTGAATATACATTTTTACCAGCAGCTAATAATCGTGCAAGAAGAGGTCGTTCTGAAATAGCATATATTATTTCTATATTGTTTATACTATTACTATTACTATAAGATGCTTTTATTACTTCCATTATTTCACCAAAGACAATATGTGACGAATCACCCGAGAACTTTAATATACTCCATCCATAACCAGCATATGTTTTGTTCCCAGTTAGATTGAATAATTTGTTTATATCAGTCATACACGCTATTTTAATCGCATCACCTGTTGTCTTAGAACGACCTGGAAATATTAATTTTAAAAATTGACTCATGCAAGTAGCAGCCATTGATTGTGATGTTACATATTCAACACCGCCGGCCAATTTCACATTTTCAATAATCCCAAAGCCTGGTTGACTACTATAAATTTGATTGCACATATCTTCGATATATGGTAAAAAAACGGAATGTTCATCCTTTAATATATTTGTTGCGGTTGACCCGCGATAATAAATATAAGGGTTTGATATATAGTCATCACCGTTAGTTGAGAAAGAATCAAACCGGATTTGGGTCAATTTTATTAAAGCCTCAAAATATCCGGTTTGATACAATTTGTTAGTTCTAAAAAATTCATCGTCGTCAACGCATTTATAGCAATATAACATCAAATAACACCATAAAAAATTGATGTTTACCGTATTAATTACTAAAATCTCGGTGGGACTTAGAGGTTCACTAGGGTTATTACTTAGAGGTTCACTAGTGTTATTGATAACTCTTTTCACTTTAGATTTTAACTCAGTAGTATCCAATGGAAATTTGGTAGTTATATAATCAAATAACAACAAGTCATAATTAAAATATGCGGTGTATTTTAAACGGTCCGACCTTATAATCGCGTGTAATTGCTGACCAATACCTCCAGGGTTAGTATTACCAGGAAGAACTTTTATCGGATTTTTTAATTTTTTATCATTAAATTTGTTACGCAGATTATGATAATCAATAAATGATTTTAATGACGCTCCGGCTTGATCAAATATATTATTTAAACCAGGAATCCACGTTCCGTCAAAACAGTCACGAATAAAACATTGGTTATTATTATTTGGAATATCATATGGTGCTGTAGTAGCATCAAAGTCGGTTACCCCTGCGTTGAATACTTGAGGAATTTGAACAGGGTCTTTAAATTCAACACATTTACCATATTCGGATATAATATCTGTAATTAAAGGATATGGGTCGTTTAACACTCTTGTAGTGGTTAGCATATTATCTTCCAATCCCGACGATTTTAAACAAAGAGGTGATAACCCATCGTGTGTATTATCTGCTAATACGGTAGATAAACTAACCAACAATAGCGGGTTTATCCGGTTTATATATGGAGGACTACGCATATCAGCGTCCAACTTCATTGGTGTGATAGTCCCCTTAGAAATTTTACCATATTCAAAATCGGGTATGGCTATATTATTAAATACGTTTTGATTCAACCACAGCGCCATATTTTTATTATTTATTATAAAATGTCTATATATTTTAATATGGACGAAAACATATATTAAGTGAATCGCGTTTGTGTAATAATGGTATCAGTTTTTCAACTATCGCGAGAAATAATTTGATTTCCAAGGACTTCACACTACAACCGAAGTTTTCAGTTTGGTTCATCTCAATTTTATTTCATCCAAACAAAACAATTACACAAGAAAATACATAAACATTATCTATCATTTTCTTCATATTGAATTGAAATATGTCCAAGAATGTCCCACATAAACAAATGACGTCTTTGGATGAAAAACACAGTGAATTATTATCACAATTTCACGAGAATGAAACTATTCTTATACCTAAATTATTCACAGAAATAGAAGAATTAAAAACACAATACCATAGTTTACCAAAAAAACAAATAGAAACTCGTTTAGATATAAAAGACCAAATCAAAGAAAAACGCGCATTAATAAAAGTATTAAAATCCCAAAAAAACAAATATTTGATAGAAAATTCGCAATACATTTTCGATTATTTCGAACAAAAGAAACAAATCTCCAGTGGTGAACCGGCGAATAATGTAACTGTTTTAAATTCATTTTTCAAAGTAAGAACAAAAGATCAATCTACAGTTGATCCAAATAAATACATTCAATCCAAGAAATTATACCAAGATTATTGGCGTAATGTGAATAGAGAATTCACAAATCCCCAAGATTATTTCATGTCGTGTGATTTATGTATGGTTTGTAGTAGAGGTGAAATGGTGCCTCAAGATGAAGAGGGGATAATGATATGTAATAATACCAAATGTGGTCAATTTATCACATATATTGTTGATAGTTCTAAACCGAATAATAAAGATCCAATATACTGCTTATATACGTCTGAATCATTTCAAAGAAATATTATCACAATTCCAAGCAAAAGAAACTACCCAAATACCAGATGAAGTGATTGAGACTATTCGAGCGCGTATAAAGAAAGAACGTATTACAGATATGAAACAGATAAATTACGATAAGATGCGTGAGATTTTGCGCAAATTGGGTTTAAATAAATATTTCGAACACATTCAATATATTAATTCAATTTTCGGTGTAAAACCGCCGATAATGAATGGAGAATTACATGAAACATTATGTGTATTATTTATAGAAATCCAAAAACCGTGGGCGGTTCATTGTCCACCAAATCGTACCAATTTTTTCAACTACACATATACATTATATCAATTATGTACTTTATTGGATCAGACACAATATTTACCTTATATACCGATGATGAAAGATAGAGAAAAACAATTAGAACAAGATATGATATGGAAAAAAGTAAGTGGAGATTTAGATTGGGAGTTTTTCCCAACCGTTTAGTTGAAATTTATTGTATTTATAATAATATATAATTATAATAATTAATATTCTATGATATCATCAATATATATTCGAATAATTATAGTAGTATGTTTACTAATAATTTGCAAAAATATATACTTTGGTTCAATAAATAAAATAATTGAAAATAATGTTTGTGAAGAAGAAGATCAATCTATACACAATTCATATTCCACAATAGAATCATTTAAATCGTGTGATTTCAAACACGGTGTTCTTAACGACAAACAATTATCAGATTTGAGCGACTTACTATTAAAATTAATGAATTGGTTTAACACGAATGGTATATCTTTTTTCGGACATTCCGGAACTGCATTAGGTGCTATGCGTTCGGGTGGACTAATGCCTTTTGATGATGATATAGATTTAGGATTTATAAAATCGGATGATATAATTAATAAAATAGAATCTTACAAAAATGAAAAATATTATTTTCAACCTAGATGGTTTGGATATAAATTTAAAAATAAACATAGCAAAGTATTTATTGATATTATGATATTTTCCTTGGATGAGACAGATTCTAAATATAAAATGTTAGGTTGGGATTGGAATTATATAAATAAATCTGAATTATATCCGTTAAAATTACATACATATAATGAGATAGATATTCCGTTCCCAAATAAATGTATTGAATATTTAAATCGAACCTATACGAATTGGGATACTACCATAAAAGTCAACTGTGGACATGAACGTGAAATTGGTAATTCGGAAAAGTGTATATATGATACAATGAATATACCTTCCGAATTTAATGTGAACGATTATGATCAAAAGTATGTATGTTATACCAAATTTTAACCACAAAACATCATTATCACATATAAAGTCAACGTTTATTCACTTGATATCTTATTATCGCATAATATAGTAAAATACATGTATACTATATTATTCCATTTAGCGGGGATAGCAATATTAGAAATAAGTTTTTATTTTTATTACGTGGGACCTATGGAAACAAAAATGTTTGATAACACAGTTCGACAATTAGTAAATGAACCAATAAATAACATAGATTCCCAAATAATATCTGCTTCGAAAATAAACCAAATTATATATATATTATACGATATACCACTAACATCGAATATAACAAAACAAGATGAATTGATATTAGAAAATAAACAACATCAAACAATGGTCGAAATGAAGCAAATAAATGATATAGGTATGGAAGAACGCAATGTTCAAAATCATGATTTGTTTATGTTAGCGATTAAATTTTGGGTTATACTGTGTATTGTGAGTATAGTAACATTTTTTATACAGAGAATATGCACATATAAAAAAATACATAACGATTCTAGTAATGAGGATGATTATGAAACTGATAATATTAGATTGATGGATCTGGGTTATGTTCGTCCATATAGAAAGGGTTCCATCGATGATGAATATATAGATATCATACCCAATAATTCACAAAATTCAAATAAATATGATAAAATGAAATATGTGAAAACTACTATATATTACTCATTATTTGGCGGTTGTATACTAACATTTCAATACCTGTTTTTTTCAAATATTGTTTATTATTATAAACCTATGTCTATACAAGAAGTTAAATATATATTATATAAATGCGTTTCAAATGATATTGCGTCATACTAACAAAATAATAACATTATTTAACTACACACTCACCATATATTATAAATTCAACAAGTGAATTTATCATATTAAAATACGAATTATTTATAGACCTCCTGGGAAACCAACTAAATTAGCGCCGATACCGAAACCAGCACCACCACGTGCAGATGAAGCCATAGTAGGAACAAATACATCTAATACACTGAATGTAGCGGCAGCAGTTAATGCGATAACCATAACTTCTTCAACTTTAAGAGATTGTTTTGGAATAGCGTATGCTGCGATAGCTACCATAAGACCTTCAATTAAGTATTTAATAACGCGTTTTACGAGTTCGTTTAAATCAAATAAACCTGTCATGTTTCGAATATATTATAAGTCTCGAAAAAAATATTGACGTTATTAATTAATAAATATATTTATAATAAAATCACTTAAACATTTAAATAGGATATATTTCATAGTTTCTCTAAATGACTTCTACCTCCTTTGAACGTAAAAATAATAAAACTGGCGAATCAAATACTAAATACGTAGATGTATTAGACGAAGATTCCGGAATTGCTGGTCAAAAATTCACCTGTATATCATTTTTATCACCAGATAAAATATTAGAAAAGCGCGAAACATTTTTATTTGATCAATTTGTTCAACAATGGGATTTTACCAAATCAATGACTAAATTTTCTGATTTTATTAATTTCATATCTTACAAATATAATCTGGATGTGGAAACTATTATGACCGATTACAATGAATTTTGCAAGGAAGAAAAAGAACGCCTAAAAGAAGGTGTTGTATCTGATGATTATCAAACATTTTTAGATAAAAATGAAGATCGTTTAAATGAACAATTCCAACGTGAACATGCTTTTCAAACATCTGTTCGTGGATTAAAGAATCGTGGTAATTTCCCTACTCAAGAAGAAGCGGAACAACATTGCAAAAAACTACGTGAAAAAGATCCAAACCATGATATTTTCGTAGCACCTGTAGGTGTATGGTTACCATGGGATCCTAATGCATATAAGACTGGACGTGTAGAGTTTATGGAAGAAGAATTAAATAAATTACATCAAGAGAAGATAAATAATGAAATGAAGGCTAAAGAGAATTTCGACAAACGTGTTAAGGATACTAAGGAGAAGGCGATCGCAGATAACATTGTAAAGGCGAAAGAATCAGGTAATGTATTAACTCAAACAATTAATGAGAGTGGTGAATTAGTTGGTGTTAAAGATTTAATTGATTTCTCAACACGTGATGTTGCTGACTATGAAGGACGTGGTGCTCATGAAAAAGAACTAATAGAAAAATCAAATGAACCTGTATCATTATCTGCAAATATTCAATCGGAATTTTCTGATAGTTCTAAATAAATAAAATATTATTAGTATTAGTGTAATAATAGTGTAAATATATAAATTTTAATATTTTATATATTTTTGTACCATTTTGATGTGGTTTTACCATTTTGATGTGGTTTTACCATTTTGATGTGGTTTTACCATTTTGATGTATTTTTTTTAACATTAATTTGTTGTCCCGAACGTTTTTTCCCTTTACTTGGGTCATACGCTTCGTCTTCATCATCTGATCCCATACCCTTGGAAATATCCCAAAATTCTTTAGAACCTAGTTTGAAATCAGGTCTAGTTTCGGCTTTATACCAAAATATTTGATCATATAATTTATTCGATTTCGCATTATTATTAATAACCAAGCATTCATAATTTTCGGTGGTTTGATCCATGACTGATGAAAATGATTCTAATGTAGGAAACATGGATGCATAATTTTCCCATATACGTTTACGGTTAGTCATATATGGTTCACGTAAAATAAACACATAATCAATATTTGTTCTCAGATTCGGAGGTATGCCTAAAGGATATTGCATTGTTATGATTAACATAACCTTCCAATGTCTACCATTCATAAATAATAATCGCATCATTTTATCACGTGTCCAAGTTTGATCATATAAACAATCATCTAATATCACAAATGTTCGAGGATCAATGGATGTTTTTTTATACATTTCTACATCTTTATTCATTTGTTTTAAAACTGCTTTTTGTCGTCTTAACACATTTTCAATAAGAATAGAATTATATTCTTCATGAATAAACAGTTTTGGAACATGTTGTGCATAAAAACCATTTCCCGCTTCTGTTCCGGATATAACAGTACCAATAGGTATATCTTGGTGATGGTATAATAAATCTCTAACTAAAAATGATTTACCTGTATCACGTCGTCCGATCATTACAATAACAGGTCCTTTATTCTCATTGGGTTTAAATGTGATCCATCTCATATCAAATTTCTTTAATTCTAAAGTCATCCCGTGTATATTATATTATATTAAATGTTGGAGATATAAAATATCGAATATCTACGGATATTTACGTAATATCGTTCGGTTTTCACGTTTATATTCATTCATTATTCTATTTAGACAACTTATAACATTTATAAATGAATATTAATTATTGTAAACCAAAAATAATAAATTTAGATGTTTTAGATAAAGAATATCAAGAAAACAATCAAAATACAGAATTACAATACAATCCATATCACATCAAAGACCTCCAATTATATAATCCAATATACAACCGTTTATTCAAATTGAATGAGAATAATTTCTCAACAATCGCATTAAATCATCCATATCATATCAATAATTTACATAGTGTAACTAATTACAATGAAACTGTTTTTGAAGATAAACCCGTATTCGTGAAATTCTCACCATTACTCGACCCATATCGTTATATGGTTGGTAAATATGATGTTGATGACTATAAAATACGTAAAATGCCTCGTTTTGATTCTACGGAAGAATCGGTTTTTTCTAAAATATTAGATTCTAATAATGCTGCTTACGTGGATGGTTTTTTCAATTATTTATCATGTATGATGTTACATAATCATAATTTTGTTCATGGTATTGATTTTTACGGTTCTTATGTTGGATTGCAAGAAAAACATCGCGTATGTATTACCGATGACTTAGATTTTTTAAGAAATTCCACATTTTTCAATGATAATATTGGTAAATTGTTTTGTGTCGAAGATTGTGATCGCACATTTTATGATTTTAATGATGTGAATTCAAGACGTAATAAACAAAAACTAGTATTTGACTATGATGATAATATATCTATTGAATGTGATGAATTATCTGTAATTGATTGCGATAATGATAATATAGAATCAAACACCGAAATTGTTTATGAAAAAAAATCAAATTCTTCTTCTAATTCTTCATCTTCTTATTCTTCTTCTTCTTATTCTGATAGTGATGTTAATTATAGTTCTGATGATGATGATGATGATGATGATGATGATGATGAGTCTTGTTCCTCTTCGGAATCTGATGAGTGTTCTTCGGAATCTGAATCGGATGATGAAGAAGTATATGGTTATATAAATAATTTCCCGGTTCAAATGATCTGTATGGAAAAATGTAATGGTACATTAGATGAATTATTCGTAAATGATGATATTAATATAGAAACAGGTGCGAGTATTCTATTTCAGGTAATTATGAGTCTTATTGTTTATCAAAAGGTTTTTAATTTAACACATAATGATTTACATACGAATAATATTATGTATATTAACACTGAAATCGAATTTTTATTCTATAAATATGAAGGAATTACATATAAAGTACCTACCTATGGAAAAATTATAAAAATCATAGATTTTGGTCGAGGTATTTATAAATTCCAAGGAAATCTATTTTGTAGTGATAGTTTTGGTCCAGATGGGGATGCGGTTACACAATATAATATCAAACCTTTTTTAAATAAAAAACGTCCAATAATAGAACCAAATAATAGTTTCGATTTATGTAGATTAGGGTCTTCTATCTTCGATTTTATCACGGATATTGATACGGATGTGAAAGATATGGATGAATTACAAAAAACTATTAACAGATGGTGCTTAGATGATAACGGCAAAAATGTATTATATAAGAGAAATGGTGAAGAAAGATATCCGAGTTTCAAATTATACAAAATGATTTCTAGAACTGTTCATAATCATACACCAGAACTACAACTCAATGAACCATTCTTTAATCAATTTAAATCTGATGATGTCCAAGATGATAAATGTATGGATATTGATCAATTTCCTCCCTTAAATGAGGTGTAATTATGGGAAAACTATATAATATATTATTTTCATATATTTCAAATATAATATGAAAATAACAGATATGTAATAATGTGGTATGTAGATTCCAATTATAAAGGAGGGGTCAAAGGGGAACATGGGTTCCCCCCTTAAATGAGGGGGTCAAAGGGGGACGAAGTCCCCCTTAAAAGTTAGGTGAATCGGTGAAAATTTGAGTAGTTGCTGAATTCAATACCTTTGTCTCAGTCACAATATTAAAGAAATCTGATATATAAAACATAAATTGGTAATATATATATACCCCAGTAATCGAACATACCATCACTAAAATACTATCGCGAACAATATCTTTTATTGGTTTTGGTTTATTTCGTTCATCTGATAAATAACGTATTTCAATAAACTTGGACACGCAAAATAAAATTGTTATTATAATAGAAATAATAAAGACTTGTTCCATAAATTTCCTAAATATATCTTCATATCTATATTTTGTTTATTTATATAACGCAAAAAATCACAACGTTGTAACATATTTATCTAATTCGGGAATAGAACCCGCATCAAATTTCCCCAAACAATTCACTACAGTTATTAATAATGTATGTTTGGTTTTATCATCATCATCATGTATAAATTTTTTCATACGTATCGTATACGACATATGCACTTTAGTATCACCAATTTTACATATGATTAAATTCAAAAATGGACTTTTATAACTTGTTATAAAAAATGTGTTATATATCTGTTTCTCATATAATAACATATTGTTCATTACTTGTATTAATCTGAATTTAGTGTCGCGATATTGCACTTTTTTAATATTCTTGGTAATACTCAAACATTTTTCCGACAATTCGTCTAGTTCTATTTTCGTAAAAGGCGTTCTCAATTTTCGTTTATTTTGTTTTAAATGAATATATTTTAATAGATAATGACTAATACAATCCGATAATCTCCGTATTGGTGATGTGAAATGACTATATTCATTTTTACCAACTAGATCATGTGATGCATTCTCACGTATATACTCGGCCTGTATACCATTGACTATTATACTATTTAATAATTCTTCACCACTTATATTATCAACCATAGTACTCAACCATTCTTGCGCATTACATGCGCGGAATATTCCACCTTCTTCCATATGTATTTTCAAATATTCACCTACAAATGTATTTGCGAATATCGCAAATTCTGCGATCATATGTTTGATCGATAATTCCGTTTTATCTACATTTATTAATTTCGCACAATTCACATCAGAATAATCTATATAAGACGGATTTATCTCATTCAGTTTTACACCTAATGTCGTTTTCGCACGCATTTTTATTAAAGCATCGCTTATTTTTAATCCGGTTATTAATATAGAATCCGTTTCACATATATCACACGCATTTTTATATGTGAATGCATTCGATTTTTTCACACTAACTTTTGTAAATAATAATCTAATATTCCCACATGGTTCATATGTGTGTACATTGATTTCTGTAAGTACCGTTATCGCATTCTTCTCATTCCCATATTTATTCTCCATTAAACTCGATTTATCCACAATAACTTTCGGCATTAAATGTATTGGTTTATTATTTGAAGGATATCTAGTGATTACTCTATCTACTATATCACGCCACAAAGGTGAATTTATATTTATTTCTTCAGTGGGATCGGCAATATGAATTGCGAGGTATAATCTATTATTCGAATCATAATATATACTAAATGCATCATCCGCATCTTCGCAACCATCTGGGTCTATACTATATGTAATTTTATCCGTATAGTTTTCACGATTCAATATTGAATAATCATGGGGTATTATGTTACTATTTTTTTGTAAAAGTGTTGAATCATGCACATTATTTCTGATATTCCCATACAATGGTGCTATTTGTTTTGTGTACTCTTCTTCGAAATAACTATTGCTTTTATGGTTCATATTTATTATATATTATTAAAAATAATATTAATATCTATCTATATTATTTTGTATAATTTCATAATAAAATTGAAACAATTTATCATTATAATTCCGTTTAATAAATAAAAAAAATAATCTAAATAATATAACAATGCCTGAACCAATAACATTACATATAGGTGATTGTGAAAAATATGTTAAATCATTACCCGATAAAACATACAATATGATCTATTTAGATCCACCTTTTAATTCTCAACGAAATTATACAATGAGTGTGAATTCCAATATTGGTTTTACCGATAAATGGACGGACGCATCTTATGAACAATTCTTGGAATCTGTGATTCCTCCTTTGAAAAAAGTGTTAAAAGATAATGGGACACTATTCTTTCATATTTCAGCATCTTGCATGTTTATCCCAGAAAAGGTATTACGCAATCATTTTCCAATTGTTACACCCATTTTCTGGAAAAAATGTCGATCTAAAAATAACGTGAAAAATAAATTGGGCGCCACCATCGATATTATATTCAAATGTAATCTAAAAGAAAAACATAAATTCAATGTAGTCACTCAAGAAAAAGACGCAACTTATTTGAAGAATTCTTTCAAAAATAGTGATGAATTGAGAGGTAATTACTCCCTTGGACATCTAGTCACCGAAAAAACAAAACGCGGATATTTATACGAATTCTCTGTTGATGGTCTCACTTTTAATCCTCCTTCCGGTTGGCGCATTAAAGAATCCGAATTAATCAAATTACGCGACGAAAAACGTCTTCATATTCCCAAAAAAGCCGGAAGTAATCTATATAAAAAAATATACTTATCTGAAAATCCAGGCAAACCATGCACCGACTTATGGGATGATATACATTCTATAAGTCAGGGCAATGAAGGTCGCAAATATCCTACCGCAAAACCAGTTAAATTGATCGAGCGATTAATTGAAATAAGTACATGTAAGGGTGATTTAATATTAGATCCAATGTGTGGATCAGGAACTACTGCGAGTGCATGTATGAATACGGGGCGTTTATGTACATTAAATGATATTAACCCGGATATTACAGAGATTGTTCAGTCAAGGGTACCATCTGACTGCATACATCTGCTAATAGGTCTAGACCAGGAGTCTTAACTGATTCAATGTTTATTGTTTCGTTATTTAATATTGTAGAATATTTATCAGTAATGGTATTAACTAATTTTGAAATTAATGTTTCGACTTTATCTTGTTGAATTTTCAAACAAGGAATGGAATATTTATTTTTTTCACTTTTCCCAATTAACGCACCTAAACCATTGTTTAGAACCATTCTCAGACGTAAATTCGTATTTACTTCGACACCATCTTTACGGCGGAAAATCATTCGACTAGTTTTAGCGCGACTCGTTTTTAAAAAGTATTCCCAATCCGAATATTCGACAAACTCTGGAAAATTGTTTTCTTTTGGATACATAATTAAACTTTTTGCAGAACAATGATTGATTAATACATATTTGGGATATTTGATATATAAAGTGTTTAATAATATTTTTATTTGATCACTCGTAATATGGTCGAATTCACTATTAAATATATTCGCTAAGTCATCGCGCATACGTTTCGTAATTTCATTTCCATAATTATCCTTTTTAAAATTATCAATCGATTTTTTCACAGATTTTCCAAGTTCTTCATTGAATTCTTCGAGTTTGCTTGTATTTATCCAATCGAAAGTTCCCGTGTTTTCGTGGTTTTTTATAGATATATCAAAACATTGATTGCCTATATTAACCTCACAATCTGCTTTTTGTGTTGTTCCACCAAGATGTTTCCAAATTGGAATATTATTTGTTCCTTGAGTAAAATAAGAGTTAATATTAACATCCAATTTTGAATTAAGTAGTTTTACCAATTCTTTTTCGTTATTAATACCCCCGTAATGTGTTTCTCCGCGTGTTTTATAAGGCATATTTGATAGTTAAATATGTATTATTGTATTATTGTTTTAAATTATTTTATTTTATTGATTTTATTTTATTGATTTTATTTGAATGTATTATATAAAAACCTATCAATTTTATATTTCCTCATAATCTAAATTAATATCAGAATCAGTCAAAGTCATACTATCTGAAGTAGAATCTAAAATATCAAAATCACTCAAATCCATATTATCAGAATGAATCTTAATTCGATCATCATCCTCATAGTCATCATCCTCGACCATTCTTCGTTCTAATGCTCTAGACATACTAATATCTTCTAATCGTTCTAATGTCTTTGGTGCTTGGATAACTTCCTCCGTTTTGTTTATATCAACTGCATGGTCTAAATCATTAAATGTTAATTTCGTGATAACTGGTTCATCGTCAATATTTTGTATAGAAGGTACAATAGGAATAGTGGTCGGTGTATCTTCCTTTTCACTTTTATTTATTGGTTCAATATCCTCTTTTGTTTCTGAGATTTCGGGTTCTCTCATCGTTTCGATGAATACCTCCTCGTCTTGCTCAACACTTTCGTCTGTATATGCTCGAATAATTGATTCAGTAGGAATGCTCTCACGAATAGTGATCATAATACATTCATTAATTATCAATTCTAATTCACGTGCATTTTTTTGCATTTGAAGAGGATTTACGTTTTTTTCGAATAAATATACATTACTATATATTTTGCGCGCTGTATGTAAATAGATTTTGTGTATAAAATTATCCAATTTTGGAACAGAAATGTCGATTTTCTTCTGTTTATTACCAGTTCTTATACATGTTAATACTTTGAGTTGAATAATATGTACACATGATATTAAATCCTCTAAATAATTACAACCAGACCTCTCAATTATTCTTTTTCGTTCTTCTTCAATTATCACAGAATTCCATTTTGGAATACGAGTTAATAAATTTTGAAAAGTCATTAAATATTTACCCATCTCATCTGTATCTACACACATTTTCCAAGCTTCGTTAAATAATGAACGAAATCCTTCATCTACTAAAGGTGTAAATATACTGATTAAACGACTACACCATTCATTTCTAGATTCATGTAAATTTGATATAACAAAATCGTCCATTTATATTCAAATTACACATCAATATTTGATTTTCAACGAGTTTTTATTTATAAATTTCGTATATAATCCAAGATACATAACATAAGCAATTTTTCACTTCTATACTCAGTTTTGATTTTATGAAAATACATTACCACATTAGAACGCTGGTTATCTGTTAACAAAGTTGTTATTTTGACCCATTTTATTAAATCGATACATGAATACCCACGTTCATATGCATTTGTGATTATATCAACCCAATCCATATTTGTATTTGTTATATTTAAATTAAACCATTCTATCGGTAAGTGATCGTCTTGGACATATGTTCTATGAATATGATATTGATGTAAATTTATTATATTCGAATCCTCATCCATATACTCTGGAACGTATATTTCGCAAAATCTAGATAAAATCGGATTCAACATTTTATGTTTATTTTCGACCACAATGAAAAACCTCGTATTATAACTAAATAATTCAATGCATCGACGCATTGCTGATTGTGCATCAATTGTTAAACTATCCGCATTAAACAATACAATTGTTTTGAATTTAACACCTTGAGTCCCTTTTATATTCGTTTTTGCGAAAAATTTGAGTTCATCGCGAATGAATTTAATCCCTT